TTAAATTATTTTTATCAGAAACAAAAATTTTTCCAGAAATAGAATAATTTTTATTGTTAAAATCAATAGACAAATTTTTTGTTGATATATCAACAGTTGTTGGAGCTATTACACTATAATAATCTATCTTATATATATCAACTAAATTTCCATTCAAATAAAAATTTCCAGCTATATCAATTGATATAGAAAAAAGAGAAGAATAGTCAAATAAATTCCAAGAAACAAAATCACCAGAATCATTTCTTTTTACATATATAAGTTCTCTGTTAGTTAATGCATTTTTTGCATCAACTTTATTATCATAAATTTTATTAAGAATCAATGCATCTGCTATTATATTTTTTTGTGTATTTTCATCAGTTGAAGAATTTAAATTACCTAATTCTCCAGCAGAAACCAAAGTACTAATAAAACCATTTGTTGAATTAAATGGATAATTTACAGTAAATTCAAATTTATTCCAATAAGAACTCAATAAAACAACAGTAGTCTCCATTTTTTCAAGAAAGTCGTAATTTATACCATCTATCAAATCATCCAAACTTAACATTAAACTTTCAAAACCATCTAAAAATTTTTGATTTTCAATTTTTTTACGTTGTAATTCACAATTTTCCGAATTAATACTTAAAAAGTTATAGTTTATTTTTGCTAAACCATCACCAACATTATCTTCTAAATTTAAAGGAATTATATTCATTTTTTTTTTATGATTTATCAACTTTCCAAATACAATCTTCTACTATAAATTTTACAAATTCGAAATTAGTTTCACTATATTCATCAAATATCAATGAGGTTTTTGATTTCAAATATCTATTTGTTGTTTTACTAGAAATACCATTATCAGTAAAAACACATTCTATTTCTTCTGTAAAATCACAAGTGACTGAACCCGCACAATTTACACAACCACATCCACGAATACAAACTTGACCAGATCTTTTTGACTCACAACTAACAGTCACATCCTTATTAGCCGTTACGCATGGTACAACTTCACTATTCCCCACTTCGTTCATTTTTCTAATATCTTCTGAACATTTTATATAATAAATAATAGCTTTTTGACCCTCGACATAATTTGGTTTATCTATTTTCTTTGGTTTTATTATATATGTTTTAGTTATCCAATCATGAATTATATTTTCTATATAAGTTGAAGAAAAAGTTTTTGATAAATCACCTCTAAATTTTTCAGGATATATTGTTATTATAGGCTTTACATAATGTTCCCTTTTATTTAAGATATCTTCCCATGTTTCCATATAAACGGGATTTCTTTTTTTCATAAAATCATTTGCAAATTTTAAATTATCAAAATCTAATAAAATAGAACTTTTAAAGTCGTTATATTCATCCAAAGAGTCATTTTGTTTTTCTATTTCTTTTTTTAAAAAATCGAAAGATTTATTCAGTGTTTTAAGTGAATCACCTATGTTTTCACTTTTAAAAAATCGTGGAAGTTCTAATTTTGGCATATGTTATATTTGTTTCCAAGCATTATTATTTATTGATAAGTTTATTTTATTATACCCAATAAAGAATCTATCATTAGGATAAATTATTTCTCTAGAAATTTTTAAATCTCTTCCTTTCCATGTTTTTGGGTCTGCATCAGAGGACCAACCTGCACAAAATCCAGTAACACAATTTTGACTATTATAATAATTAGCAGGACACATTGTAAACATGTTTCCACAACTATCACCGCCCCCCATTCTGTTACATGGTTGAAATCCACCAACATTACAAGGTTTGCAACAAACTTTTGTATTTTTTCCACCAGCCGTGCATTTTTCATTATATGATGCAGTCATTTTATATGTTATGGGTATCTCTATATAAAAATAAATTCTTACTGTTATATTTTTGTATATACCATACTCACTTTCTGGAAATTTACCATTAACCCAAGTTTCTACATTTTTAATAGTATTTAATGTGGCAACAGAATTAACCTTCGTTATTTCTCCTGTTTTGATATCAAAAGTACCCCATTTTTCTATTGGTAGTATGTTTGGATAAAAAATTTCCATAGGAGTAGATATAACCGCCCATATATCTTTATATTGATCATATACCTTTTGAATATTTTCTAATGAAGAACTGAATTGAGAAACAAATGTTAAAAATTTTCTATATTTGTCTTTGTTTTTTTCGTATTTTTGTTTTAATATTTCAAATCTATCAATTTGGTCATCTGTCATTCCTAAATCAGTACTAAAAACATCAAAATTTTGTTTTATAATATCAAAAGATTTATCCAAACAATAATCCTCAGATATTAATATTGCTTTTTGACAAGATGTATTTAAAAGATCAAAGTTCATAACCAGTTTATTTTATTTAAAAATGTATTATAAGGTGATATTGTGTTTATATTGTTTTGTATTGATTCTTCTATTAGTTTTTTTATTCTACCAGATACTTTTAAATTATGTATATTAATATTATAATAATTAGACTTACTACCTGGTAATTGATACTTAAAGAAATGATTTATTTTTTCCACATAATTCCTTTCACCTACAGAAATATTCCAATTTAAATTACCCCTGTTTATAGATTTACTATTTGAAAAATACAATTGTTCTATTTCTGATTGAATGAAACTTTTATTATAAATTCTTAAATCAGAAACTTTTCCAACAAATTTATAACCATCCTCTATACCGACTAAATCATTTAATGAGGTATTTTTTATTGTTGTTGCTCCTAATAATAAAGGAGACATATATTCATAATAAAGTAAACTATTTTTTGAAATATTTTTTTCATTTACTTTTATAGAATCTATATAATAAATAACTTTTCCAGCTAAACCATCAAATACAAAAGAAAAATTATGCCAACCTGGTGGTAATTGAGAAACATCGTAATCTAATGTTAAATTTTCAAACTTTTCTTCTAGGTGATCTGATGTTTTAAGTTTCCAACTTAAAGTTTTTTGAAAAGGATTTGAGTATTTTCTAATATAATCAAATCCAGTAAAATCTCCTTTTGCTGAAAATTTCCAATAAGTTTCAAATCTTATATTTTCATCTTGTATATAAGATCTTAAATCAGTTCTTTTTATTAATTGTCCAGATGTTTGAAAGAAATATAATTTGAAGTTAATTGTATCAACAACACAAATAACATCATACAGTTCTTTCTGAAGTTCTTTACAGTTTTTGTAAAACTCAGAAGCAGATGTTCTTATTATACCTATATGACAATATGGATATGAATCATCAGTCATATTATCTTTATCTACAAAGTCATCCAACAATTTTTTATTAACATCAAATGTATCAGTTGTTGTATTATATTTTATAAGAGTATTATCTTTTGTTATAAACCAAAGATTATTTTCACTATCACATGTTATACTTTGACATTTTCCAATATGTCCTTTTATTTGTTTATCAGAATAATAGTTACTATTCCCACCGATATAATTAGTGCATATATATAAATTTTCTCCAACTATTTCCCATAAATTATCATTATTATCTATTATCGATATATTAGAATCACATTTTACAAGATTACCATTCGATCTAAAATCTATCCTTGGTTTTCTTATAGCTTCTGTTAAAGATACATATTTTCCTAAAGAATTTATTTTTAACATAATTGATTCTTCTGAATCAAAAATAACTAAATTCATATCCTTGTCCAACAAAACCTGATTTATACTTTTTATTGTTTTTTTAATATTACCATCGTCTGTGTTTAATATTGTTCCGTTGCTATCAACTCTATATGCAATAACATTTGAAGTATCTATCAACCAATAACTAAAATCAGGAAGTCTTAAAACCCATTCAAAAAAACAATTTTTTGGATTAACAAATCCTTTAGATGTTAATTGATAAGAATCAGTTAAACCAGACCTATAATTTATATTATAAGATCTTTTTCCTTCATTTTCTATAATTGTTAAAAGAGGTGATATTTGACCACTATCGTTTATTAAACCCCAACCTCCATTGTAATAATTTCCAAAAATTTGCCATCCATATATTTTTGACCAGTTATCAACATTTATCCAAAGAGATACAGTAATCTTTTGAGTTTCTAATAAATCCGAAGTTGAAGGAAATATTATATGGTTAGAACCATATAAAGTATATGACGACTTATCTGATTGTATAGTATCTCGGTTTATTACAATACCATTGTTGGCATATTTAGAGGAATCTTCTGCTTGGTTTGAATTCCATGTGTTTATATGAAGTGTTTTAGATCCGTTTTTTGTTTCTGATGTATAATCTAAATAATTAATAAATTCTCTAGAACTTTTTATACCTTGTCTAAAATACTTGTATCTAGCACCAGGTTCTAAAGAAAGCGTAGATGGGGTATCATATATATATGGCTTAGAAGGATCGAGTCTTTCGTTATATTTAAGATAACCACTAGATAAAGCCTCATTTGTTGTTAGATAAGCAGAATTGTAATATCTATCCATCCATTGTTTTGAACCATTCTGTGAACCCTTTAACCAAGAACAAAGCCATGTTCCAGTTTCTCTAAAAAAAGATACCGGCTGAGATATTTCGGGCAATGTATTTTTGTAACTTACAGATAATCCATAAATCCTGTCAGAAGTTAAAGGATGTTCACCAGCTATTGATCCAGATTCTATTAAATTAGAGGAACTCAAAGGAATTCTTTGTGATGCAGGAGAGTATTGAAACTCAGTTTCCCTATCTGATACAAGAACTAATTTTGTACTATTTGAGGTATATCCCAAATAAATTTCATCATATCCATTTTCTTGATTTGAACCACTATATATCTGCCAATATATTCTTCTTATATAAGGATTATCTTCAGCGAAAAATGGTCCCTTTACATAGTCATAATCAGGATTTTGGTAATTTTTAAGACCATTATAATCAGAAATATACACCGCTTCATCATCAATTATGATAGGGTTTTCTGTTGGAAACATGAAAAGAAAGTTTTGTAAATATGGTTTATTAAATATAGTTGAGTCTTTATACAGAGAATCTATTGGATCTATTGGTTTATTATTATATTCAGCAATTTTACTATCAACAATATAATTTTCGTTAGAATTAATTTTATTATAACAATCTAATTTAAAAATCACTTCATTTGGTATTCTAAAAAACTGGTCTTTGAAAGAAACAGAGGATAAAACTAAATTATTATTAGAATTTAATGATAAACATTTTGATGCATTTGATCCATCTAAAAATAAACATATCTCTCCATTATTATTCAAAAAGTATTCAAATCTCTGTTTGTTTATTGGTGGAGTTGCTTTTGTTGTAAAAAATGTACCATTATCCAATTCGGAATTACATTGTAAAACTTGACCGGATTGATTCTCTATATATAATAAATTATTATCTTCTTCATCTATAGTAAATTTTAAAAAATCAACATCAGACAATTTTTTTCTTTCTGTTTTGTTTAAAATTGTTATGTCTTTTTTATTTACTTTTAAATTTAATGGAGTTATAACAAATCCGTCTTTATTGGATAGTGTAGAGTTTATTACAGTTAAATCTGTTGATTCTTCTGGTTTATTTTTATTTTTAAAAATTTCAGAAGATGATAGTAAATCTGTTAAAAACAGACTTGTTTGGTTATTATTTTTATAATCCATACCTTCTAATAAGAAAGCATGACCATTGAAAGTCATACCATTATTAAAAATATATTTTTGATATATTGTTTCATAATGATTTCCTTGTAACTCAAACTTCAAAGGATACCAATAAAATGCAGATGCGGTGTTATATATAGTAATCATTATAAATCCATATTTATTGTTAATTTTTTCTGAATAATTGATTCGTAATCAACATCCGTTGTGTCTTGAAATGGAAAAAATGCATTTATTGAATTAACACTTAAATCTTGGTCTTTTAGAACATTTATACTAACAAGACCAAATTCATTTTTTGGTCCTCTACATATATGTGAAATATTAAATGTTTTAGTAAATCTGTTATACGACAATTTTAAAGGTTCAACAATAGGTAATAATTTATAATAATCTTTTATATTAAAATTAAAAAAAACTGTGAAGTAATTTTTTACATCTAATATAGATGTATTCATATCAAACTCTTCTACTATATACCCAAGTTTTAATCCGTTTATATTTTGATACTGTTCGATTTTATTTGATACTATATATATTTTCTTATTATTTTCATCAAAATAATAATCAGGAAAAGTTAATCTTCTTGAAGATAGTGATGTAGTAAAGTTATTATCTTGGTTTCTTGGTAAAATCTGATTATTTTCTACCACTATTTGATCAAATATATTTCCTCTAGGTGTTTCAACAAATAAAACATCCTGAATCATATCAAATCTTAAAAAGAAAGTTCCATCCATCAAATCTTGATAAAAAGTTCTTCCAGAAGAATCTTGTTCTGCTAAATCAGATGAAACATTTTTATATTTTAAAAACACTTTAGACAAAGCTTCTTGTGCAGGAAGTATTAAATTGTTAGGTGTTCTTAACCACAATTCTCCTTCCTGTCTATTTTTTTCGTAAAAAGTTAATGAAAAATATTTTCCCATTTCAAATATTTAGTTGATAAGTGTTATAATCCTCTATAAGAATAGCTGATTCTTGTCCTGATTTTGGCCTCCACTCTGCTATTACAGGAAAAACCCACGAAGGGTCTTTTCCCTCAAATATATATAATATTTTATTATCAGGTCCAAATATCTTAGAATTAATAAGATGAAAATTTTTAAAGAATCCAGTTTTAGATCCATCTAGTTTTGGTGCATTTAAAATAACTCTAAATTTATAAACCAGAGGATTCTTTACACCAAACATATAAATTTTAACATTACCATTTATAACTCTTTTAAATGTATCTATTAAATTATATATATGATTTTTTGAAAAATTTCTAGGATCACCTGTTTCTTTTTGTATTGGATATACTAAAGAAGCGGAAGAATTAAAAGACGAAGGTTCTATTTTTTGTGTTTCCGTAACACCATCACCCCAATCATATACTATTTTATAAATTTTTGATTCAAATTTAAATTGACCCTGACCAGTTTCCGTGTCTTGGTTGCTTAATGGTCTTGCATCGAAAGGATTTACAATAAAATTAAGAGGCGCAAATTGATTTATTACAAGTGTTTTATCAGAACTCAATAAATTAAATGTTGTTTCGTAAAATTTTAAATTCATATTATTATCCTAGAGGTGTTTTAACATTTGAACAACATATACTGGTCGCTTCTTCCCATGTTTTTGTTTGTACATAATTTGTTGGAAATTTACTTTCTAATTCTTTGAAAGAAATTGGATTTGTATTACAAATTCTTATGATTGGTTTTTTTATATTATATGTTGACATTGCCTTCCAAGACCAACAAAAAGGTGATTTACACTTTTCTAAATTTCTTCCAATATCACTTTCTGTTGATATAACTTCTATATCCAAAAATGTTTTAAGTTTTAATAATGCATCATAGATTTTTTGAAGTTCTTTATTTATAACCGATGGCGTATGTAGTTCATTTACACCAACAGCTATTTGATTATTCTCTATTTCCTGACCTAAATTTGGTCTTGTATTAGACTTTATTGGATATGCTCTAAAGTAAGAAATTTCTCCTGCTGGAGTAAATTCTTTTGTTAATTCTAATTTTGATTCCAATGAGTTTCTAAAATTTATAATATTTTGACAAATTCTTGACAAAGATCTATTTAAAACAATATCTTGAACCATCTCATCTTTTTTAATTAAAATTTGATTTAAACTCCAATAATTTAAATCTAAACCGTCACCTGTTTTTAATATATCAGTAATTTCTTGACATTTTATAACAGCATTATTATGGGCTAATAATATGTTTCTATTTTTCCCTTTTTTACCTGCAACATACTTAGCATTAGGAATTTCTAAAAAATCCATATATAAACCAAGTGCTGTATATTTAAAAACTGCACCAAATTCTTCCGTTGTAGAGTTCTCTGTTATTATATAGAAGAATTCACCAGCTTCATCGAAAAATATTTTTTTAGGTATTAGGTTTTGTATATTTTGTATATTGAAAGTGGATTTGGGTGTTTTAGATTTATGACTGAAAACATATACATTTTTCTCTGTTAAAACGTATAAAAACCTAGTAACAGGATGAACTGTTATTGAAATGGGGATATCTGTTTTAAAAATACCAGGATTACATGTATAAACCCATTCTAAATTTTCGCTATATACTTTTACACATTGATTATTATAATCTAAAACATAAATCATTTTATTATTATAAATTAATTGTATTGGATTATTAAATGTAAATGGATCTGTTTCATCTCCATATGATCCTATATTTAAAGTAAACGATAATATAGGATTATAAGATTCGTATAAACTATTAGTAGAATCAAAATCCATATCTATTCTATAAACTTTATTTTGAATAGAATCTAATAAAAATATTTTTTTACCATCATCACTTATATCAAATGAAATTATTTCGGTTAACGTATTTGATATTTCATCTTGGTTATCAAAATTTATTCTTTGTATTTTATTAGAATTTTTAAAAATTCTAAACCCTTTATCATCTAAAACAAATATTAAAGATTCGGTTTCTGCTATATCTTTGATATTTAAAAACCCATTATATTGCCTACCTAAAGCCTTCACAATACTTCTACCAGTAAATTGGTCTGGATATTTATAATACTCTGAATTACCTGATTTATTATTGTAATCTAATGTATGCCATCTTATTCCAGATGATAGAAGAGATGCATTTAAACCCAACCACCCATAATATAATGATGGAGTTTTTGTATTTAAAATTCTCGTGTTAGATTTTAAATACTCTAAACATTCATGTAATTTTTTTAAAAAATCATTATATATAGAACTTACACCAAATTCATTAGGATTTATCCTTATTTGATCAAATGTATAAGGAAGTTGTAATATATTCTCACCCAAGAGTCTTATATTTTCTTGATTAAATTTAGGCCATTCTTTGTATACACGAATAGGAAATTCTAGATAATACATTTTTTTTGTATCATTATTATATGTTATTTCATAACTTATATAATAAGTACCTTGCTCAAGGTATTTATATGTAACATTATCTAGAGTAGGACTATTTGGGTCAAGATCTAATATTATTTCACCAGAAACATTCTGTTCTGGATTTTCTCCAGTAAACAATTGAATTTTTTTTATATTATTTAATGTATCAATGTTTGTAGGTACTTCAAATTTAAAAAATATGGATTTACCCACAATCGTATAATATGATGAGATATACAATCTTGGTTGAGAAGAATTTGATCCTGTTCCAATATTCATTTATTATAATTAGTGTAAAATTATAAATAAAGAGGCATTTTATATATAGTTCCATTAACATCAACATCTATCCAAGAAACAGGATTTGTTGTGTTAATAGGTGCGGAAGATTCAAATTTATATTTTATTTTTCCATCTGTATGAATATCTCCTGTTGCAGATATTTGATTAACAAACATATTTTGTGTTGTTATATTATCTGATATTATGTTAGATGTTAAAAATTCAGTTACACTAGCAGAAAGACCATTTAAAATGTTTAAATTTGTAATTGTAGTTATAGCACTAGTGTTTCCTATAAATGTGTCTGTGTTTAATAATGAATCAGTGTTTATATAAACAGAGTTACCTTTAATATATAATTCATTTTCATTATTGCCCAAAAATAAATGACCAGAAAAATCTTCATTATTTATATATGTATTTTTTTCTGTTCCATCATTTTCGTTATTAATTTGTAAGATAACTCCTTCTATTTTTGTAGAAGACTGATCTCCACCTAGATTTATATTTCCACCCGATAATGTTGTGATATTAATATTATTATTAGAATTTAAATTTAAATTAGAACTTTTTATATTAAATAGGAAGTCATCGTTCCCTAAATTTATTACGTCATCAATCAAGTTTATATTTTGAGCCTCAACTATTTGTAATATTTTATATTCAAAACTTGTTATTTGTGGATTTAAACTATTAACTTGTAATGCACTAACAACAACATTATTATTGAATAAAATATCTTGTATTGTTCCTGTTAATGAATCATAATCTGTAAAATTTACATATATATAATCACTAGTTAATAAAGAATTTACAGAAAAAATATTTGAATTTATTTCGGTTTTATTAAAACTATTTCCTATATACACATTACCCACATTTTCGTTTGTATTAATATATGTATTATTAAAACCACCAGAATTTATGTTTATTTCGCCATCTATAAAATTAGCACCACTTATTAAATTTGTTCCTATAATAACATTAGTAGAATTTTCATTTCCGATTGAAATATTATATAAATCTTCTGTGTTTGTATTTAAATAAATATTTCCAGATGAAGAAATTTCTTTTGTGAACAGATACCCATTTATAAAAACCTCTGATTCAGAATTACCTATCACAGTACTAACACCCGAATACAAAGTATTTAAAGTTATATTACCATTTATGTTAATATTTGAAGATGAATTTCCAAAATTTATCAAAGAATAATCTTTAGTACCTAAATTAACAAAGTCATTAACGTATAGATAATTCGTTTGTAAATTATTTGAACTAGCTGTTTCTATAAAAGAATTTGGTGAATATATTATTGAATTTGAACTAATATTTCCATTTACAGTAAATGCTTCATTTGGTTTTATTGTTTTTACTCCGACATTTCCGGCCCTGACAGATTCACCATCAATATGTAAAGATATATCTGTTCCATCATAAAACTGAGCTATAGGGAAATCAAAAGGTTGTTGGACTGTTAAAACAACACCAGAAGCACCGCTTAAAAGCATGGATGAAGTTTTTATTACATCTGTTGATATAAAAAAAACACCACTTAATGCACTTAATGAACCATTTACCAAAACATTTCCATCAACATATAATTTATGTCCGGTATTTTCAAATATTTGACCAACATTTAAAAAATTTTGAATAATAGCTGAATTTGCTACAGTTAAAGAATTTATTGAAGATTCTTGATTTTCTATATCAACATAGTTGAAAACTTCTTTTAATGTAGTTGCTCTTGTTTCAAATCCGGTATTTTCATCTCCTATTACAATCGGAAAAAGATTGCTTGATAGAAGAGGTTGAACTGTTTGGTCTAAATGTCTAATTTCTATTGGTAAAAAATCACTCATATTGTAAGCAAATAATTGTTTGGTGTTGATAATGCATTATAGGTTGAAATTGTTTCTGTTCCTGATGTAATTGTATTTATCTTAGAAATAAGAATTTCATATTCTGGTTTATCTTCATTTCCGATTGCTACTTGATAAACACTACCCCATAAATCTCTTTCACCAGTATATTCTGAAGAACTATAGTTACTGAATGTGTATGGAGTAATTTTGGTAGAAACCAAGGCAGATGCAGTCAATACTAAAGAACCTACCTCATAATCATCAACAGTTAGGGGAGTAAACGCATCACCAACATTTAGTACAAATAAATCTATATACTCATTAGATGTTGCAGGAACAACAGTAGAAACTGTCCAATATAATGAACTTAATTCATAAACAACGCTTGATTCATTAAACTGTATTAAATTTGGTGCATTTACAGGGTCTACTTCTATTATTTGTTTAACTCTTAATGTTCGTTTTTGATCCAAATCAAATTTAGAAACATCTGGATAAAATCTAAACTTAACAGGTTCATAATCATAAAGTCTAGGATTATAATTTACATAATTTCCTACAAGAAAACCTTCATCATCATACTCCCTAAGATGCGTTTTAGCTGTTATTGGGTAGTTGAAAACACTAATTTCTGTTGAACTTAATTCGTTTATTCCATAATATGTCACACCACCACTTGATGGAAAAAATCTATTAAAGGCTGTAACATAAACAGTCATTCCTCCTTCAGTATACATATCAGAATAACAAGGTAGTTTAAAATCATCAATTAAAATATCATTAGCATTCAGAGAATATTGTTCCGGCCCGTCTATTAATTGTTCATCTAAAAAAACTTGCTCTTCGTTTCCCACAGAAAAAATAATTTCAATTGGATCTTCTGGTTTTATATCTATAAGTTGAGTATCGGTTATAATAATATTAAATTCTTGACAAGATAATCTATTACCATATGTTTTTCCGGTTAAAAAGTATTGATATGTAGTATCGTAACCATCTAAAACTGTAACAAATTTTTCAGTTTTCTTTGACCACGATTCTCCTAAAGTATTAGATCTCCATTTAGGAACCCATATATGTTTAGGTATAGTAAAAATATCAGGATATGTTGTAAATTCTAATTCAGTTGTAATAACTATTTTAGCCTTTGTTTCGAAATCATAAAGATTATTCCAATTTAAAATTGATACATTTTCTGCTTTTAATGTTACATCTGTTTCAAAGTATGCTTCCTTTTGAATATTTTGTTCTAATAATTTATACTCAAAAGATGTTGTTTTATTCGTTGTTGTGTAAAAGCTTAATAAATTTGGGTTTGATACAATATTTATGGAACTAAAATTAGTTATATTAGTTTGATTATCAGAAACTATAATATTTTGACCAGACAACCAAAAATCAGCAATATATACAGTATAACTAGAAGTAAACAAATCTCCATCAATTGTTTCCTGAACATCTACAGAAGATGTATATAAATTATATTTATATAAATTATCTATTTCTTGTAGAAAGAAATAATCACTTTCCGAAAATAATGCTGATGTATAAAAAGATGTACTAGTAATAAATAAAGATGTAGCTAATGGAGATAAATTTTCTACAGAAGATATTGATATTAGTGTTGATGTGAGTGCTGTTAATCTATCAAAATTTAAATATGAACAAAGTAAATCTACATCTGTTTGTGTTAAAATTGCAGAAGTTAATCCATTTATATATTCAAGGTTTTTATATTCGTTTTCCTCATAATAATATGAATTTAAATCTTTAAAAAGTATTGGATTGTATGATCCAGATGAATCTGGAACTAATGTTATAGTTTCATTTATATAGTATGATGAATTTAATGCAGAAGCAGGTGAAACTTTTGTTTCAAAAATCCATTTCAAAGAAGATATAGACGTATTTAATGAGTTTAAATTAGATGCATTAAATGCAAAATAATTTGTACCATTTGGTGGCCTTGTAAATGAATTCAAATTATCATTTGTATTTAACAAAGGAACAGTTTCAAAATTTGGATAATATACTGAAATATTTGTACTAAATATTATAGGATTTGGATACGTATTTATTTGTATTGTTTTATTTCCATTATAAATTTCACCTAAATCATATACTTCAACAGAAACATCAAAAGGTATTGATTCTTCTGTTAATGTATAATCCGTTTCTATCAAAAAATAAACACTGCTTATTAAATTTGAGTTTGAAATTGAATTTTCTTCATATATAGGAAATTCAAAAATTTCATTAAAATAAAAAAAGTCTTCTAAACTATTAATTGTTAATTCTGGAGGAACTATTAGAGCAGTTACCGGGGTAATATCTTCTATATTATTATAAGACCATTTCCAGAAAAGATTTGATCCAGAATTAAGGTCATAAATTTTATTTAAAATAGGAACCTTACAATTTATTTTTAATAGTTTTATTTTATTGTTATTATCTATTTCTTCATGATCAATAAATATTTTATTTTCAATATATAAATCAAAATAATTAGCAGGTATTGTTATTGAATTTATATTTTCATATAAAACAGAAGATAAACTAACAATAAATTCTTTATTAGATACTCCTGTTATTTGTATTTGATTTGTATAATCAAATGGATATTTTTCGTTTTTATTTAAAAAACTAAAAGGACCAATATCAACAGGAGTTACATTTTTTATTACAAAATCGTCGGTATTTTCACCTTGTATATTCCAAACTATTTCACTACCTATTAAATTTAAACCAAACCCAGAACTTTCGCTAGTTAATCTTGCTATCGATAAGGTTACACTAGAAATATTTTGATTTAAAATGGTTATATTTGGAAGTAAAAATGAATTTCTTACAAAATAATTAGATCCAACATCAAAAGTTGTTGCCCAATAAGCATCAAAATCACCTACTTTTGTTAAAACAGATGGTTTTATTGTTAAATTAGTACCACCCGAATCTAAGTCATATCTTATTCTTAGATATGTACCTGAAATAGCTGGAACATATGGAGAATTTATTATATCATACTCTTGTATTACTGTACCATTTTCAGTATTAATTTGACTGTCTGAATAGAGAATAAATGCTTTAATTTTATTTTTATTAAAAGTAGTTCTTTTATTTTCTATACTAAATTTAATATAGTCATTATGACCATAATCTTGTAAAGGAAGTTCTATTATATCATAATCAGAATATATACTTGTATATAAATCTATTTCAGCGAAATGTTCTCTAAAATCTTCACTTGTTAGATTATTAATATTTCTAATAACAGTTGATGATAAATAAAAATTTAAATTATTAACATTTTCATAATTAAAAACATTGGACGAATCTTTATAAGAATTTTTAAATGAATAATAGTATGGAGGATATTTAGTGTGCCAACTTACATAATTATTATGAGTTGAAACTAATATAGGCGAATTTAAATTAATAGAAAAAGAAGATGGACTAGATAATGAGCAAACACTTGACATTATTGTTTCATTATCTGATATGAACGGTGCTTCTGCTATATATCGCAAAGAGATAGACGTATTAGGAATTCCTGATATTGGTGTAAACATATAATCAGGATAATTTAAATCCCTTTTTCCGAAATTTTGATAAATGAAAACTCCTGTATCAAAATTTAATATAGAACTTAAAACACAATTCGCAGAATTTTCTAAAGACAAATTACTATCTAAAGATGATTGAAGTAGTTGAAAGGTTAGTGTTTTGTTTATACTATTTTGGTCTAAAATGTATCCACTAATCAAAGAATTATCTGGATAACTTAAAAAATCATCATATTCTTCACCTATCTCTCTAATAGTGTTATCCGTAGAAAAATAATCTATAAATTTTATAAAATAAGATAATCTACAAGTGTCTGGTCTAATTTTACAACCATTTTTCTCTAATAGACTTCTATAAAAAATTGGATTATAATTATCTGTAAATTTTACAATTTGATTGTTTCCTCTGGTTATGTTTCCAGACAAACTATACATTATATTTGTTATGTTAGAAGAACTAAATGATATAAAATTCTGTGGTGTTTTTGAAATAAATTCACTATGTCCTTGTTTTACCTTTTCACTATAAAAAGGATCTATAAATTGAAAATAATCAGAACTTAGTAAAACTGTTGATGTTTTAAGAACATATGATTTATTTCCATTGTCATTTAAAACCTCACAAGACGTTGGATATAAAAACAATTGAGATGGGTATGAAACTAATCCGAAAAAAATATTCTCAGATGTTTGTAACATAATAGATCCTAAAATATTACCATAATTATTTTTTCTAAATGCAGATGGATTCCAAGAAAATGTTAATATGTTAGATGTTAAATCGGCATTTAGTTCATAATCATTTTGAGTATAAACCAAAGGTTTATTAGAACTAAGACCTATTAAATTTGTATTTAATCCAGCGGGATTGAACGTTATTTTTGTATATGTATTATCTTCGCAATAATAAGGAGAAAAAATAGAATGTATAGGAAGCAAAGAATATCTATAATCAACAACATCTCTATCTATAGTAAACAAATATCGTTCATTTGGCCATGTTCCTGATGTTGTTACGATGTATGGATTCATTTATATTACATTATAATTAGTATTATTAACCTTAAATTATACCCAATCCTTTTTGAAGTTCATAATTTATCATTCTCTCAAATATTCCATTAGTAGAATACCAAGTATTTTGATTAGAATTTACTTTAATTGTTGTTTGTGGATTATCCCAATCCACAAAATTTTCTACCCTATATTTCTCATCTAATTTTATAAATTGTTTATATTTAATTGCTGATAATTTATTAACAATAAATGTATGTTTGTTGTAATCTTTAAATTGTTTTATTTCTATTAATTTTTCATCTAATATATATAAATCCGTTATTGGTACAGAAAGAGCAGATGTCTCTATATAATAAAAAGCAGACGATAAGTTTACACTATAAGAAGAGTTAAAATTTAAAATTGTCTTTGTTTTTAAATCTTCAATATGAATTGACCAATCTTTGAAACTTTCTGTAGAAAATTCATTAAATGATGTTATTGCATAATATATACTAGAAACTAAAGGGACTTCTATTTCATTGACAAATAATTCTGCACTATTGCTATTAACTTTACTATAAAATGCAGTTAATTGTTGAGTGTTAAATGCAGATACGAATCTATTATTTGATATAGAATAATCGTCAGATGTTGGTTTATATTCGTAAAATTCATAATCTACTCTCCATTCCTCCGATAACCCTATAGAAGTAGCTAATTGTGTTATAGAATATATACTTTGGTTATCAATAAAGCCTGTACTTATTTTTCTGTATTTTTTATCTAAATTTTTATATCTTAAAACAATAGGAATACCAGCAGTTACTGTATAGGTTAAGCTATCTATTTTCTTTCCCCTATTTGATTGTTTTTCTTTTCCACAATATGAGCATATACCATATCCATACTCATTAGATTTAAATACATCACCACATCTACACTTTACTCCCATTAATTTAAAAGGAGATATGGATGCATAATCAACAATTCTAGATATTCCTTCAGGAAATCTTAATTTGAAACTTTCGTCTTGAAAATCTATTTTAGACATCATATCATATAAATGTTTTATATCACATGTATCTATATCTGAGGTATTATCAACAAAATTTGCTATTTTTGAAAACGTAGATACACCCAAATCATTTGGTTCATATGGATATGACCCAAAAATAGAACCGATAAATCCTTTTTTATTTGTTCTTGTTAATCTGATTTCGTTCAAATCATCGTATGATTTTTTTATTTCGTCATTTAAATAACTTTCTAATTGTTCGTCTTTGCTAGAAGAATTAATAACGTTATTAAGTTCTTTTTCTAATTCTCTTATTTTTCTATTTGCCTCGGAAGAAACTTCAGAAACAATTTCAGCATCATAAAATTTATTATTATATAAAAAAGGACTTTCTTTTAATGATCTCATAAAACTGAAATCATACATATATTTTCCCATATCAAAATCTTCATTTTTTACAAACAATTTATTACTATTTTTATTTGAGAAAAGTATATTTTTACTTGTTCCTGTTACAGATCCTGTGGCGTTAGTTTCAGTTGAGTATGTGTATTTGTAACACCATTTCCACCCATTTAAATCACCGTTTGCTTTTAATGATTTTGAAAAATTTGAATATTTTATATCATAAGGAACTATTATTTGTCCCTCGGAATCTATGTTATATTCTATATTAGTTGGATTTATATAAAAAAACGATTCTTGTTTTAAATTTGAAGTGTTTAAAACATGAACTTTATTCTCAAGAGAATTTAAGACATATATTCTTTCATTTATATTGTAAGTTATACCATCTATTATTGATTTATTTTTGGTATCATTAGTTTTATTGGTTTTTATTTCAAATTCTTTTAATATGGAATATTTAGAAGATATTTTAGTTATTTTACTATAAGAATGATTAAAATATAAATTTCCCATTTTATCTAAAATCATGTGCTTTAGATAAGGATATATTGGAAGTTTTTTAATTAAATTAAAATTTGTTGTGTTCAAAACTTCTATAAAAGAATTATTTGTGTATATATTTTTTAAATTCTTATCAAGATGACCATGATTAATAACGTATATTTTATTTTCAGGTGAAACTAATATATTTCCTAAAAATATATTATTATATTGTTTTACTAATAATTGAGTTTTTAACTTATTATCATACTTTAATAAAACACTTTTTTTGATTTCATTTTTATATATACCACTAATATATAAATTATTATCTTTATCGGTATCTATACAAATAGGTATGATATTATTTAATTTTAATATACCAATTAAATTTCCATTATCATTAAATTTTAAAATTGTTCCAGCATTAGACAACCCAACAAATAAATTTAAATCTCCATCAACAACCAAATTATCAGGAGTATATTTTATTAAATTTGGTATGTCTAAATTTATTGTTTTTAGATCTATTGTTTTGTAAATTTTACCATCAGAAGTTATTCTATAGATTTTATCCAACTCAACATCTGAAACCCAGGCATGATAAGTTGGAAAATTTAAACAAGCAACAGAATGAAGTCCAGTTAAACTTTTTTTGTTATCATAATTACTAGATATATGAGGATATGTTTTTATATCTGTTTTGATATTCCATAATACGACAGTATCCATGTTTGGATTTTTCTTAACACTTCCCTTTATCGGAATTCTATTTTGTGAAAACAAATCATTATAAGAATCTAGTGTATTGTTATAAAAATATTGAGGAGAATCTATGATAGAATTATTAGTAAAAACATATTGTGCAATATTAACTTCACCATTTGTTGGATTTAATAACCATAAAATTGAATTATAATTGTTAGCTTCAAGATTTGGTTTATTAAAAGTAATAGATGCTGATAAATTAATAGTACTAGCATTTTTTTGTTCGTAGGTAGATTTATAATAACCTCCTGTTAAAAAATTATTAGAATCTTTATATTTTATAAAAGGAACTTCTTTCGGTTTTAAAAAAGAACTGACCGGTAAAAAGTTATTAGAAAAAATAAGATTTAAAGGTATTTCTTCTTCCTTAGATATAGGTATATAATGTGCAAACCCACCATTTCTATCTGCTAATTTTATAGATGCTTCTGTATTATGTGGATCTTTTACTTCAGGGTTTAAGTATCCAACACTTGCAATAAAAGGAATATCTGAACCGTCCCATTGAATAGTTGGTATAGGATTAACTCCATTTCTTGTAAATTTTATAGTTTCTGGTTCTCGCCATAATGTTACATAAGGAACATATGTTTGCGCTGTATTATTTGCATGACTAGGATGAGGACCATCAATATTTGTTTTTGCTTGATTATCTATAACATTAGCACTTCTCAAAGTAGCCCATAAAATAGTATATTGTTCATTATTGATAACTTGATCTTGATTATACCAATCATCAACAAAATAAAACTTTGCTCTACCTCTTGTTCCTACTGTTATACCAGCTTTATATTCCTCTGAATATAGAATTGATACACTTCCATCTGTCATGGGAAGTTCTACTTTTATATTCTTTATTTCTTCACCATATTCATTTACTTTAATCGCATCTATATCCTTTATTACTTTTACTTCTTTTATTACGTCTAATGAATTATTTAAAAATCTCCATTCTGGCCTTAGAAAGGAATATTTTGTAGGTACATCAAGAGGGGGAAGAGATCTTGAAAATTGGGCATATAAATCAATATATCTATCATTACTTGTAATAGAATATGTAACTTCCAATTCAAAAGGAAATCTATTTAAATGTCCTGCGTATGTCGGTGGTGGTACTTTTGAAAACCTTATAGAGTCGTTTATATATTCCTCAACAATTATTATTTCAGAATATTCATATTTTATATTTGCATTTGTATATGCAACCATTTCAACTTTAAAAACACCAGCAGAATCAAAAGTAGCTCCTGACACTATTGATTTATTTGACAATACACCATTACCAAAGTTCCATTGGATATACTTTAAATTTGTTGCATCAATACCAAAAATATCAGAATTAGGAGTGAATGTAAATTTTGTTACTCTTGAATAATTTTTATCACTTTCGTTTCTAACTGTTCTTGTTATTAAAAACTTTTTATCAGGAGTTTTTTTTACATTAATGTTTATATATTCAATTTTATTTAAAGATTTATTTCCTTTTTTATAATAAATGGTAGCTTTTACTTTGTATTTTTTTGCTTCTTTAAAAATCTTTGTAGTTGTGATTGTTTTTACATTATTTTGCGTATTATCCCCCCAAACATAATTTACACTTACAAAAACAGATCCATCGGAAAAATTATCAACTGCAAATGTAAATACAGTATCGTTTATAAAACCTTCATTTGGTAGTAATGAATTTGAAGTTACTGTAACCATATAAAATTAAAATTGTGTTGAATCTATAGTTGATGGTTCTTTATAAATTTCTATCTGAGAATTTATATTTGAAAGACCATTAAACACAGGAAATTTGAATTCATCTAAAAATACATTTTGTGTATAAATTTTCCTATCATTTTGTGGATAATAAAAATTCCATGCTAATAAACTAACACCATCTGTATATGAATTTGTTCTTTTGTTATAAGTTTTTATATCTTCAACATCACCAATAGATAATATAGAAGATACTATTTTATTAATATCAATATATTGACCTAATTTGGAATTTTCTGGAGCAAACTGATCTTTAAAAACACCAGCAATTTGATTTATAATCATAGAATCAGAAAGAGTTGATGATCTAGATTTATAAACTCTCAAAACTGTTGGTGATAAATCATCTAATGATATTGAATTTCCTGCTGCTGGTGGTACAAAGAAATCAAACATAATATATACGGGATCAATTGTAACAAGTTCTGTTGTAACAATTTTCCAAGGTTCAAGTCCACTAATCATTAACTCTTTTTGTGGAGGGTTTAAAAACGATTGATTTATTGTTTTTGGAACAGCACAAATATAAAGATTATTAAAATTACAAGCATTTGAAAATTTAACTTGGTTAAATAAAACATTAAATTCTTTATGAGGATTTTTAAGACCTATATCATAAAGATATTTCATATATTTCAATAGATAATCATTATTATTTAATAATTTAACATCCCTCACAAAAGAAGAATAGTTGTTTTTTATATGAGATTCATAGTCTCTTTTTGTTGCTAATCTATATTGAGATCTAAAAGACTGTGGTGCATTTCTTCTTATCTCATCAACAGATTCTTCTTGTTTAAAGTCCGTTGATGGAAAAGCATTATTTATAAAAACACTTCTAAGTTGAGAATTTTCTAAATAATTTGCATTAACAGAATTTGTGTCATTCAAAACATCACCAAATAAAACAGAATTAAACCTAACAGCAAATTGATTTCCCAATCCACCAGATCCTATAGCAACATCTTCTGGATTTATTCTTAAATAATAAATTAAAACCTCATCTCCGGTGTTTAATTTTTTACCATTAATATCATTACCAAATGTTATTTCATATCTTTTATTTTCATTATACCTTATTTCATAAACAGTTTCATTGGCACTGTGAAGGAATAATTCATTTACAGGAGAATATTTAACCCATTGATTGGAATTTCTTTCTTTTACATAAACATCTATACTATAGTGATCAATAAAAATTAATTCATCCAAACTTAAAAACAAACTTTCGTTATCAAATCCTAATGCAGTATAAACAGGATATTCTTCGTATATACCTTGTTTTAATAAAACTTTATCATTTAATTCTGTTATTGTTTCATCTACACCATTATTAAGTTTTGAAAAAAAGGTATCTTTGGTAAAAGAAAAAACACCAGCACCAATATTTAAGTAACTATATCTAGGAATAGTATAATTATTAACTGGAATAGATGAACCAACAGTCATTCTTATAGGAACAACAGAAGCAGTTTTACCTACTGGTTTATAACCCAGTACTTTAACTATCTTGTTCATGTTTTCATAAAGTTGTGCTTCAGAAAACATACTTTCAGATGATGTTTTGTTTAAATAAAATAAAAGATTACCAAAAACAAGACTTATAACATCTATAACAGCAGAAAGATTAGAACCTTGATAGTTTTGGTCAGTAAAAACTTTACCTTTGTTTAATCTATCAATTATTAATGATTTTAAACTTAAAGCATCAAAGTTTAGGTATGTATTTTTGTCAAAATAGATTTCGTTCATATTTATTATTTAGAATCTTGTACGTTGGATTTTAATACTATATCAGTAGATGTTAGTTTATTTAAACTAGGTATTTCATAAAAAAGTGAAATCCTATAAATGTTTTCATCAAATAAAACATTAACAAGAACTTTTGTTATATTTATTCTTCGTTCTAAAATAGATAATCTATTTAATATATATCTACCAATATAATCACCATTTGTTTCACTCATAGGTTCAAATAAGAATGTTTCAAGATTCATTCCAAAATTTGGATCAAGAACTTTCTCATTTGGTTTTGTATAAATACAATTAAATATTGAATTTGCTATCGCATTCTCATCAAAAGAAATTTTAATATCATTAGATACACCTGACTTTAATTTAGTTCCAACAGCAACAGACATTTTTAAATCTAAATGTAAATCGGTATAAGTACTATTATCATAAGTATCTTCAGATACTTTTGTTTGCTGTGTATTAACCTGTTTTGGTTTTATTAGATTATCTAAACGAACTGTAGCCATACTAGGATAAATATACTTATAGAAAAATTAAATATTATGGCAAAATATAATTCATTCGACGTCATTTATGAAAAAGCATTCGCAAAATATGCTAACGGTGGCGCATTCAGAGAAAACACACCAGTAAAAATAAAAGACGCTTATTTTAATAGCGATTATTTTAAAGAAAGATATTCCGGAGATAATGGATTTACTGACTGGTTAAAAAATATGATTAAACAGGGAATATTCTTTTTTATTCATAAAATAAATGCTAGTGATACAACTGGTGACGCTAAAGATGCAGTAGATTATTCTGGTTCAGAACATTTGTATTTAACAATTAAAACAGATCCAAGATGTCCTGCTTATTCTACCGAATATAATGAGTTCGATATGCCAGCAAATTTTAAATATCTAGAAGTTTTAGACTTTGGTCCAAATCTTCCACCGGTTCAAGGAGTTCCTAATAAGTACGATAAACCTTTTACAGATCATACACCACAGGAAGCACCTGATTTTATGAACCTTGGTAATAGACCAAAAGATCATTCTCTTACTGTAAAAAATATAAAGATAAAGAATTAATCTTTTAAAGTATTTTCTATTGAGTAGACACAACAATAGAAATTAATTTCGTGATCTATTACGAAATTATCTTTATACATATATTCACCAATATCTAACAAAATCATCTTTTTGATTTTTTCTGATAAATCTGATTCATAAAACATTTCAAAGAGAGATTTTAAAAGAGATTGATAATTTGAATTGAAAAGATTTTCAGATTCAATAATATACTTTCTTATCTTCAAGGAAGATTCTTTTTCAATTATCTTTTTATAAACAAAATTGGCAAAATCCAATACTTCATCATTTTGTGAAATGACAAGGTTTCCTGATATAGAGAACTTTTGTAAGTCATTGATTGTCTTTCTTATATCAGGAAACCTAGAAGATACAAAATTAGTTATTTTTTTCTTCTCATCATCACTTATTTGAATTTTTTCTCTTACAAGTATTGATACACACCTTTTAACAATATCATCTATATTGGATTTTAATTCAAACATTAAGCACCTAGACTTAATAGGTTCAATAATCTTATTGATATAATTAGCAGTTAATATAAAACGTGTTGAGTTATGAAATTCTTCCATAACATTACGAAGAGTTTTCTGAGCATCCAATGTCATTCCACAAAACTCATCAAGAATAATAACCTTTTTTCTTCCATCAAAAGATCTGACCTGTGAAAAGGACATTACTTTACCACGAATAGTATCTATTCCATTTTCGTCACTCGCATTAATATAAAGATACTGACAATTTAATACATCATTAACAATAATTTTTGCTAAAGTGGTTTTTCCTGTACCAGAATCACCATAAAACAAAAGGTTAGGAATATCCTCTATTAACGAAAGAAAATATTTCTTATTATCATCATCCAAAATAAGATCATCTAATTTTTTGGGTCTGTACTTTTCTATCCAGAGGTCGTTGTAATGAGATATTTTCATTGTTTTTTAATGATACTATATTATTATTTGAATGTCCATCAAAAATGGAAAAAAAATCAAAGGTAAGTAAGTATATATAATTCATAAACATGGATAATTCAAACGAAATAGATTCTATTATAGATCAGTTGAAGAATGATTCTGTTCAAAATTCAACAAATCCTAAAAAGAAAACACAACCAACAGGTTTAACAGATGACAATGTAAACGATTATGTTTATAATAAAACAGCAGAAGTAATTGAGTCTGGTCTTGATGCTATAAACAACTTAAAAGACTCTGTAATGACTGGACAAGACCCAAAGGAGATTTCGGCACTTGCACAGCTTATAGGGGCAACAACGAAAGCAATTGATGGCTTGAACAAGATAAATCTACAAATTAAGCAACACAAAAACAATATAGAGGTAGCCAAACTTGAATCAGAAGGAATGAAGAACATCCAAGCATCTACAACTAACGTTCTTGCTATTGCAACAAGAGAAGAAGTTATGAAGAAACTTTTTGATAAAGGTTCAAGAACAGAAAAAATTGAACTTATAGAAGATTCTGTGATCGAGGATTAAGAAATTAATACCCTTTACCCATACCTCTATAAAGTTTAGAAAATCTTTCATCAGTAGATGGATATTTTTGCTTAAAAGATTTGAATGCATCATCATGGTTAACCATCTGTTTAATCTCAGTAATGGTTTTCCCGATAAATTGTCTATCACCATATTTAAATCCTGTTGGTGGAGGAGTTGGTTGACCTAACATGGTTCCACCACCTTTTTGAAAGGGTGGAGTTTTTAGGGGAACATTATCTTCTTTTTCTTTCAATGTAGAATATTTTTGAGATTCTATTGGATCAATAGTTACTAATGATCTAAACGGTTCTGTTTCTATTCTAAAACCACCTGGCTCATCCTCGTCTTCTACTTTTACGTTTCCAAAAAAGAAAATTACAGATTTGTCTCTGGATTCAAGACCAGCAATTTGACTCCTCGATGTCTCGCTATCGGTTGAAATATCTGTTTTTGATTTTGGTTTGTAATATTTTACAATTTTTGGTTTAATGAAGTTTCTTTTTGCGACCTCATCCATGTTATAAAAATCCTGTTCTGTAATTCCGAATTGTTCTGGATTTTGAATAATATCAAGTTTTGTTAAAAGAAATGCAATATTAAAATAAAGACCATGCCATTGTTGAAGATTTTGAATAAATTGTTTAGCAATATTTGGTCGTAACTTAGCTTCACTTATCTTCTGTGTATTATAATATTTAAATTGAAGTATATTATTCTCCTTAACCTGATCAAACGAATGATATGGAGAATATGTTGCACTTATAAGACCTTCTACTAACTTTCTTTTTGTTTTTTTGAGTTCTTGATCAGGTAAATTATTAATTAAATTGAATAAATTAATAGCCTTATCAACATCATCATTTCCAGATAAAATCGATTTAGATAATTCAGAAAACACTGCCTTGTCTTTTCCACCAGCAAATACTGCTTTTGCTTTTTTGATAGCATCTTTCTGTGTTATTGATGCTCTTTTAATTCCAGTTTGATCTACATCAGCCATCTTTGTTTTAAGACGACTTCTTGCCATTTCATTTACCAAATCTTTATAATAATCATTAAACAAATTCATATTATATATTTACCAAATTACCAGTACAGGTTGTGATATAAGGCTTCATCAAGAAACCCTTCTTGTTTCAAATAATCTTTAAGAGAACTCAATAAAGACACATCAACAGCACCATTAGAAACCATTTTTATACTAAAATCTTGAAATGTATCGTTATCTATCGTCACCTTAAAATCAATTCCTTTATACGTTAATTCAACTTTATATGGCCCTTTTGGATTTTTAATTTTTTGAATTGATTTTTTATTCATTTAGCATATTTTAAAATTAAAATACTGTATTGTCAAGTGAAAGATTTTTCTTGAAATTACGATACAGGTAATATAATTATAAGATATGGAAACTATTAAAAATTGTGCTTGTGGGTGTGGAGAAATATTAAAGAACCCAAAAAATAAATATGTAGTGGGTCATTCAAATAGAGATCCAGAGGTAAAGGCTAAAAAAGAAAAAGCTTATTTGGAAAAATATGGGGTAACAAATCCTAGCAAATCCAAAGATATTAAAACTAAAAAAGAAGAAACCAATTTAAAAAAATTTGGAACAAAATATGCAGCACAGAGCATAGATGTAAAAAACAAATTAAAAGAAAAATGGTTAGAAAAGTATGGAGTAGATAATCCATCCAAATTATCTCATGTTAAATCTATAATATCAGAGAAAGTAAGGGCAACAAGAGAACAAGTTAGAGAAAAATCACAAAGGAATTTTTATAAAACTATTTTAAATAGATTAAAAGAGGAAGGTAAAATGGGAACATTAGAACCATTGTTTAATCTAGATGATTATCAAGGAAGACTTCTTAAATATCCATTTAAATGCAATGTTTGTTCTACTATTTCAGAAACTAATTTAAGATTATCTAATGAATCATTAAGATGTTTTACTTGCAATCCAAAAATAACAACAGGAGGACAATCTTTATTAGAAAAAGATATATGTGATTATATAAGAAAACTAGATCCAAAAATTAAAGAACAAAATAGAGATATCATATCGCCATTAGAATTAGATATAGTTTCAGAAAAACACAAAATAGCAATAGAAATAGATGGATTATATTGGCACTCCGAAATAACAGGAAGAAAAACAAAATTTTATCATTCTTTAAAAAGAAAAAATACTAATAATTGTGGATATAAACTAATACAAATATTTGAAGATGAGTGGATAGAAAAACAAAAAATTGTAAAATCTAGAATTAAAAATTTATTCGGTAGAAACCGATATAAAATATATGCAAGGAAATGCATTGTTAAAGAAATATCATCAGAAATTAAATCTAAATTTTTAAAAAAGTACCATATACAAGGAAATGATAAATCCAATTTACACTTAGGATTATTCTATAAAAATAGACTAGTATCTGTTATGACATTTAATCCGTATAGACTTGCACTAGGAAACAAACCAAAAGAAAATTGTTACGAATTAACTAGATTTTGTTCAAACTTTAACTTTTCTGTCATTGGTGGTGCATCAAAAATATTAAAATACTTTGAAACTAAATACAATCCAAAAGAAATCATCTCTTACGCAGATAAGAGATGGTCAGATGGAAATCTTTATAATGTATTGGGATTTGATTTAGTAGGAGAAACACAACCAAATTATTGGTACATAGTAAAAAACCAAAGAAAACATAGATTTGCTTATAGGAAATCTGAATTTTGAGCAACATTGTCGGTACCAAGTCCCTTAACGATGATAAGGTGATAGTATAAGCTCGCACCGAAGATATGATCGACAACACCATATCTAGTCATAAGACCAACTCTTGGAGAGAAGTCATTAGGACCGATAGTGCGTTGAATCATAACCGGAATATACGGACAATATACAATGCCTGTATCATAATATTCAGAACCTTTGTAACCTAAAAGTGCATACTCAATTGCATCAGCTTGGCTTCTTGCGCCAGCAAGGAGTTGAGCTTCGGTACGAGTATCACGATAGATGGTGAAACGTCCACCAACAGTACCAACCTTGGCAATACCAGTAGGTTGAGTGTTGACGTTGCCGTTTACAGGCATCCATTGAAACTCTGGTAACATCTCCAAGATTGTGCAAACGCGAGGAGTGGCAACAATGAAGTTGGCAGATCCACGACGGTTACGGATTGCGATGCGGTTAGCCTCGACAATAATCTTGCTGTAGAAGTCACGGTTGCGTTCGCCGAGCCAACGGGCATCAGCGGAAGCAGCGTACCAGAAACTATATCCATTACCTTTACCTGCATTAAGAGCGATCTGGACCATTCTCATGATCATTTCACGGTCGATTTCGGCCTGAATTTCATAGCTCATGGCATTTGTTAATTCAGAATCAACATCGAGGCCGTTCATGTTCTTCATGTCCTGCTCAAGTTCAACAGACCAGCGAGCAGCAAGACGACGAGTCTTGGCTTCAACAGCTGTTTTAGCGAACTCAAGAGAAACTTGAGGAATATTTCCAGTCAACTCAAACTGACTTAAAAGTTGTGCAACACCTTGATCTTCGGAAACGAACTTAAAGTCGTTTGCACCTGAGAGGAATGCACCACTAGTGCCAGTAAAGCGGGTATCCAAGGATTGATAACCGAGTTCAGAACCATTGTTTTGACGAGGAACCCCGTCATTTCCAACAGTTACAGGACCAAGTGAAGAGTATCCGTCTAAACCTGTTCCACCTAAACTTGCGGTATCATACTTGTAGCGCATTGCGAATGCCAAACCGACTGGACCAGCCATAGGCTGAACACCGACGATCTCATTAGTGATAAGCTCAGGGAATGTACGACGAACCATAGGTATTAAAACCTTTGGAAGACGAGCATCACCAGTTGCATAACTATCACTGTTGGAAAGACCAGTTTGGCCAGGAGCACTTCCACCGTAAACGCCACCGAAAACTCCGGCAGTATTTCCAGCTTCTTCAATGCACCAACGCTCTTGGTTTTCCATGAGAATAGCCGTAGCGAGACGAGAATGCTCGTCTTCGATTGGCTTCACACGATCTGAACTATAGTTCAAAACCGGTGCCCACTTTTCTAAGAGTGTGTTAGCACGACCTTTGTCGATAAATCCTGTTGAGGGTTTGATTGTATTCATATGCTTTTTATTTTACCTTTCTTTTTTTGGATTATGTTTTTCTAGAAAAGAACCGTTCTTTTCCACAACTTTAAATTTTTTATGATCTTCTGAGTTCTGTTAAGTAATCAGTAACAGGATTAAAGTCCTGAGTGTTTGTGTTTACTGATTCTGTTACGATTGAGGTAGGAACTTTTGCATCTTTTGATACAGATTTAGTTCTTGCTTGTTCAGCAAGAACAGTTCTTTCTTCATTTTCGTCTTTCTCAAACATTTCCACAACATAATTGAAGTTTTCTTCAATATATTTTGGGGACTTGTCACATAAAATTTTTGTTAAATACTCTTTCTTGGCTAAAGCCATTCCCTTTGTTTTCTTTTCAAGAAGGAGTGATGAGTTTGCTTGTTCTACAAGAGTAGAAAGTTTTGCATTTTCATTATAAGATTCATTTAATTTTTCTTGAAGTTCGTTAATTTGACTATTTCCCTTTTTAAGAACTTCTTTAACATTTTCATTTAGTTGCTCAGGATCAAGATTAAGCATATTCTTGATTTTCTCCAATTGAGTTTTGGCATGTGTGTTTGCAACTGCTTCTTCCAATTGTTTAACTGGCATTTGTTTTTCTAAATAAAGATCTAAATAATTGCTGATTTGGTCAATTAATTTATTACTAAATTGTTCAGCTTTTTCATTTAAAGAAGTTTTATAGAGATCAATAACTTCTTCAAGTTTTGCTGTATGGTTTTCATTGATTGCTTCAACTACTTGTTTTAATTTATTGGTGTGATCAAGATCCAATGCTTCAATTAAATTCTGAAGTTTTTCTGCATGTTCTTCGTCTTGCTTTAAAAGAGCAGATTCTAATTGCAAGGAAACTTTTGTTTCTGTTTTTTCATTTACTGCTTTTTCGAAAGCTTCTGCGATTGCTGAAGCTGTTTCTTCATTAAGAACGCTTTGATCCAAATTTTTAAGAATCGATGAGATATCCATAGTTATATATTTTTATTTACCTTTCTTTGATACAGTTTTCTTGTTTTTTTTACAATCACTGCAATGTTTTTTGTTTTTTTTGCAATCATCGCAACAATAATTCTTGTCTTTTACAATTTTTTTAACTTTTTGTTTTACCTTTTCAGTAAGAATTTTTTGTAAGAGAATATCTGCTTCTGCATAATTTTTTTCACAGATATGTGTAATGAATTTTGAAATAGCTATCTTCATATATTTATTTACAAACTTTTGAGTGCATTAATGAATGAAATGACTTGTTCTTTCAAATAAAGATCTTTATTGTTTCTTGGAAGGTTGCTGATATTTTTTTCAAATCTTTCAAACAAAGGTTCAAAACTACCATTTTCTGAAAGAATCCATTGTTTTGATTCTAGAATACCATTTACGAACGCAGTAGGAACAGATGGATCAGCAACAACATCAACAGCAACAAGTCTAAAATCAGAAACTCTATTGTATTGACCATCAGAATCAAGTCTACCCAATGCTCTAGAAGAAACACCTAGTTTAACTCCATCAAGAATAAGTGATCTAACAATTTGTCCCATAGGAGTTGAAAGAATTCTAGATTTTCCTTCAAAAATATTTCCGTTCTGTTTTAATTCTGTCACCATATGACAGATTCTTTCTAAATTGATTTCAGGACTTTGTGGATGATTGAGTTCTCCTGTAGATCTTTTTCCCACAATCATCTCGTTAGAATATCTATCGACTTCTTTAACCATTTCTTCTAATGGATAAATTCTTTTGTTTTTGTTAGCTTCATTAGCCATTAAAAATGGACCATGAATAAATAAATTAGAAGGAGAG